GGCGCCCGAGCCTATGCCAGACAGGTCGAGATCGAAGGAACCGAACCCAAATACGTCAAATACGCGGCCACATGGCTCAACGCGGCGGGATGGGAAAACGAATACGACATCCGACCAACCCTCACCCTCCGCACCAATCCGACCATGATGAGCCGCAACGAATCGAACCGCATGGCGAACCTCAACAGGGCATGGCAGTACATGAGCGACGAGGAACGCCAACGGGCGATGGGAGGAACAGGATGATAACCAAAGGAGAGGCCGCGATGCTGCTGACCGCGATCAACGCGCATCACGGCAACGCCCAATGGGACGACCTGCAATTGGACGAGTTCTACCGCGAACTCGACAAGCGCAACAACATCCAAGACATGCGGACGGCGGTCGTGAGATTCTATGCGACCAAATCGGACAAGTGGATGCGTGCCGCCGACATCAACATCCTCTGCAAGAAAATCCGCGCAAGCCGGGTTCCCGACGAGAACACCATCCAACAGCTCGCCGCCAAGCATCACGTCACGGCGGACGACTATTGGGAGTTCAAACGTCGCGTCGTCTTCGGCACCGCGCGGGAAGCCCAAGAGTTGGGCGAAGCAGTCAGCAAGGCCCTCGAACAGGCCGACCGTCCGCAAATCGCATCCAAGCCCATCGCACGCCAGCCAACCGTGGACGACGATCTGGGAGACCTGTTCAAAACACCATGAGCAAATGGAAGGAAACCAACAAGTACGGCATCCACGAAAGCAAAGCCGCCTACTGGCGTTACACGCGGCGGATGGACAAGGAAGCCGAAATCCTCAAGGAACTCGAACCCAATCCGCCAACGCATGTGGACCTGACTGGATTCGAAGACTACATCCAACGATTACGAGAACCGAAGGAGCCAACAATGGACGACAATTTTCTCATCTGGTTCGATGTCGAAACCAGCTGACTCGACCCAATGTCCGACAATCTACTGGAAGTCGAAGCCAGAATCACCGACATGAAGGGCCTTCGGGTGCCATTCAACGACGACCCCCTGATATTCCATAGGGTCATCCGTTTCGATGACAACACGCCAATCCGCGCGTTCAACAGCACGACCATCGACATGCATTCCAGAAACGGACTCATCGGCGAATGCATGAACGCGGAAGACACGCTCAAAAACGTGGACAAGCAGATGGCCGCCTGGCTCATCGACACGGGCCTCGACCCCGGTCTCATGCATCCAGCCGGAACCAACGTCCACTTCGATATCCGATGGCTCGACGTGAACATGCCCAACACGAGCGGCATCCTCCACAAGCTCAGCCACCGGCGACTCGACCTCACCAGCTTCCGCCTCTTGCGACTCGCCCACGGCGGCGACCCATACGATCGCGGACACGAAACCACGCATCGCACAACCGACTGCCTCAACCGAGACATCTCCGAATACAAAACCATCATCAACCAGCAAGGACAGCGAAAATGACCCTAGAAACCCTCGAAATCCAACCGCTCACCCCAAACGCCACAATCACCCGCGCCCACGACGCGGACGCCGGACTCGACCTACACTGCATCGAAGACTTCCACATCGACGGACTAGACCGCATCACGGTGGGAACCGGCATCGCGATCAACCTGCCCGAAGGCTACATGGCACGAGTCTGCCCACGTTCCGGCCTTGCCAGGAATTACGGTATCGACATCCTCGGCGGCATCATCGACGCCGGATACCGTGGCGAGATCAAAGTCATCCTGCATAACACGTCCACCAGCCGCATCAACTTCCGTTGCGGCGACCGTATCGCGCAACTCGTCATCACGCCGGTGGAAACCCCCAGAATCCGCAAGGTCGTCGAATTCACCGACACGACGGAACGCGGGGGAAACGGATTCGGCTCGACCGGACGATGAACGACAGGAACCAGCCATGAAACGAAACGTCTACACCATCCACGGACAACGATTACGAAACACACAAGCGTCAATGCTTGTCCACATCGTCGAAACGCATCGAATGCCATCATCCGCGGCCTATGCGAAACCGTTGGTCACGTTGGGTTCCCTCATCGACAGGAATCTCATCATCCCCCTCGCGGACGGCACCTACAAGCCGACCAAGCAAGGCATCGAGACCGCCGACGCGATCAAACGATTAGACAAGGAAGAGCCAACACGACGGCCAAACATCGTTCAACGTGGCATCAACCGAAACTTCAACAAGTACTGGAACGACTACTACTCGCATCCACGCACATACGAATACCACCCGACATTGGAAACAATCTGCGAAAGGAACCGATGATGCAGACACTCAGCCCGAAACAGCAGGAAATGCTCGCTGACGTGAGCAACATGCAAGGCCAATATCAGGCCGTCAATAACCAGACAGGCAGGGCACTGCTCCGCAAGAAGCTCATCCGTCAAGTGAACGACCGGTTCGAGACAACCAAGGAAGGCGAACGACTGCACATGGAAATCGTGAACCAGGCATTCGAGAAAGCAAAGATGGTGCTAAATGACTGACAACATAAACCCAAGCCACTATAAGGACGGCCCATTCGAATGCATCGAACTATCCAGTTTGCTCAGCTTCGACTGGGGTAACGTAATTAAATACTGCTACCGGTGGCGCGACAAGAACGGTGTCGAAGACCTCAAGAAAGCACTCTGGTATGCGAAGCACGCAATCGATAACAACGTGCCGTTCCTTGCCATGTACCTCGGGCCGGACAACGACATTATCACAGCCAGACCCATCAGGCTTCTCGGCATTCTAGAAGCCGAGAACTGGGCCGATCTCGAACCATTCTGGAATGAAATCAAGTGGGGATGTTACAAGAAGGCGGTCAAAGTGCTGGCCGACAAGATCAATGAAATCGAAAAGGATGGTGAGTGATGAACCGGGACCGGGTAATCATCGTCGCGATTATCTGCATGACGATTATCTTCATCGCGTCCACCGTATCGCCAGCCGGTTCCAGCGGGAAAACCGGCGCGGGATTCCAGATGGAAACCGTCAAGACCGGTGACGTGACATGGGCGTGCTTGAAGCATAACGGCGAATACATCGGCTGCAACACGGTGGAGACGGTCAAATGAGTGTTTTCACAGGCAAGACCGGCTATATCATCTGGCCGCAAGGTGATACGGGAGTTCACACATGCCGCGTGTACGACTCACTGGATGAAGCTGTGGGCGCGGCACATTCCAAAGCCGACTTCCACCACAGGCCGTATGAGGTGCTTACTGCTTATGAGAGTCCGGCAAGAACCATCAGAACGATCCTCCCAAGGAGACACCAATGAGCGACAAAGTGAAAGTCGGCACGAGCAAGGTCACGTTCCGTGTGCGCGCGTTCGACTATCCGCAGATCGAACTCGCATCCGTCGAAGTGGATGTGCCGATGTACACGAAGACGGACAACAAGCTCGACAACATGCAGCAGGGACATGTCACGGCGGACGTGCCGGACGGTTTCAACGAGAAGGTCAAAGACGCATTGCATGTGTTCGCGGACACTCTACAGGCATCGTTCAACGAAGAAGGAGAGTGAAATGTTGAGAAGCATTGATTTCAAAACAATGCCTTACCTGTTTACCGACAAGGCTGGCACTTGTCTGACCGTGGAGTTCGACGGGAGGGAACTGGATGACATTTACAAGCAGGTGAAAGCCATGTACGATCAGGCGCACTCGTCTGATGACATGCCCACCGAACCGGGCTGGTATGCGACTCGGGATGGTGAAGACCTGTTGAGCTACGACGGTGACGCTTGGCACATTCACAATATCGACTGTGATGCGCAATTGTTCGCTGACGGGGATTTGGAAACGATGGACTGGAGCGTGGTCAAACGCACGTTCGATGCTGACGCTTTCCCGCTGATACCAGTGAATCTTAACGATACATCTCGTGCGGAGCGTCGGTTGACCAACCTCACCAACTTTTTGCACACGCTCATTCATGAGTGTGAGACAGTGCGGGACAACCCATCTTCCGACAAGCATACGAAAGACATCGAGAATGCCGTCTGCGGGACTGGAATCAATTTCGCCAAAGACCTGCTCGCACGATTGGAAAACGGGGTGTTCGACCATGAACGTGCATGAAAGCCTATCCGACTGGCGGTCGCTGCCCATGAGCATGCTCGACGGGCATAGGGCGATAATCCAACTCAACGAAGGCATGATCATCGACGGGTATCTGAGATACGTGCCTTCGAAACTCCGCAAGGAATTACGAGGCGCGACGGAAGGAATCTGCGAATCATTGATGGTTGAAGGCGTGTACCAGCCGGTCATCATCAGCGTGAACGCAGGCGGAAAGCATGTGGTTGATGGCGTGAAGGCATTGAACATACTCAAGGAGGTGAGCGCATGAGCGACCAATACGCGGTCAGCATCCGTCATAGCTACACCATGCCGGATGAGACATTCTATGGATATGAGCTGGTCTTATGGCATTGGGACGTGATCGAGAACACTTGGCTGTTTCGTGCGACACGCGAATACCCAGTATCCAAGACCGTCTCACGGAAACAAGCGTTGGAACAGGCGCTTTACGACGCTGAGGAATTGGCTCGAATCTTCCAATGCAAAAACTATGGAACCAACGAAGAAGGAATGTGGGGAGGCCGTGAGTGATGTTCGGGTGTAAGAAGAAGCCCCAGCCCAAGAGTTATCTTCGATGCCCTTACTGCGGTGACGCGCCAATAATAGTTAGCGGCAAATGCACATATCACAATCCACGTCATACCGTCTACCGGTACGAGTGCGTATTGAAGTGTCTTCAAGGCGAGGTCTGTCAGACTGCCGAAGATGCGTTCAACTCGTGGATACGCGCTGTCGCACGCTATTACGACGCCGAGAGTGCGATAAGACAATTCTGCGAGCAGAAGAAGGATGAATGATGTGCGTGAGACTCGGCTTCATTAAACCCGGTTATGCAGAGGTCTACTGCGCCCATTGCGGTTATTGCATCGGATATGTCCACCGCGAAGAGGTGATCGTGTCCACGAACCTCGATACCGGGCGGCAAACCACTGTGAACAGGTGGTTTCCGGAAACGAATGATGGCGACGCATGGAGCAGGGCGCATGGCGGCGGCTTCGCGGATAGGACCGATGAAGAATCCAATCGACTGTTCACGTCCGGCTGGGCCACTCGCGGTGAGGCTGTGAGAATGCTCAAATGCTTGGACTGCGAGGAGAAGACAACATGAGTCTGGATGATGTTTGCTGGAATATTTCAAGCGTGTTCATCGTCATCACCTTGGGAGTGATAGCGATACTCTGCGTACTCACGCTATTAGGCGTGTTCGTATGCATCTTCGACCATGACGATAAGAACGATAAGAGCAGTAAGGAATAACAATGGCGACGAACGTGACTGAGAAAGACAAGACACTGCATGAGGTCATCGACTTTCTGCAAAAAGAGTGGGATGCAGCTAATAACGCTTCTGATAATCCAGACGAAGAAGTGTACGACTTTTACGACGGAATGACGACGGCTTACGAGCATGTAATCAATTACTGCCGTCACATGCTCGGCTATTCCGGCACCATGCCTTCCGAGGTACCCAATCAAAGCGAGGACGCGAAGGAATAGTTATGTGGTTCAAACGCAGACGCAACGAATATGGGTGTCCAATGTGCGGCAGACTACCAGTAATCAAGGCATCGCAAACGGAAAAATACCACGAGAGCCGCAAAGTAAGGACAACACTCACAGTCTACCGGCTCCAATGTCCACGTGGACATATCTCTACCAGCTGGTTCAGCCACGCCGCACTCGCAAGCAGGCAGTGGAAAGAACTCGTGGACGAGTACAAGGGGAAGGATACGAAATGAGCGCGTATCCGTCTTATCGAATCCGTCAGCAAGTGCTCAACATGGATGCGATAGGATACGATGCCAACGAGATCAGCCGCCTGCTCGACATCGACAAGCGGCTCGTGCTCGACATCGAATCCCACCGGCTCCAACAAGACGACCATCCACAACAGGATACGGAACAGCCAACGCTAATCTGACACACACACTATACTGGACAAGTCGCCCAACGGTTGCAAACAAAGGGTTGAGGCAACAAGACCAAACACACCCAAAACGCAACCAAGGAGCCAACACTTGACGCAAACCACATGCGCGGCATGCTGGAAAACAACCGACGACAAACACATCCTCTGCACATCCTGCGAATCCCAACTCCAATTCGATCTGCAATGGTTCGAAAACCATTTGCAGGACCTCGAATGGCGCACAAACCGCATGGACAAGACAGGCAACGGCGGAGGCGGCGGACATAACGGACTCGCCACCTCCCCGGCACCATTACGCGAAACCGCGTTCGAACTCATCGAAGGCAACGGCATCGACGACATTCCAAGCCTCCGTGACATCATCAACGAATACGCGCGATGCCTGAACGTGACCGCCCCATACGACCGGAAACTCGAAACACTCATCCGCAACATCCGGCTCACCGACAAGTGGAAGACCAGCAAGGCAACACCAACCTACGCGCGAATCATCCACCGCATCCGACGCAAGGCCCAGGAACTCCTCGACTTCACCCTCGAAGACCAGATCATCATCGGCGAATGCCCGACCGACGACTGCCACCGCATCGTGAAAGTCATTCCAAACGCCACGTTCGCGCCGAAATGCCCCGACTGCGGTCAAGTGTATCCGGTCTCCGCCATCCGTGAGAACAGGCGACGCAAACTCCTATCCACGCACATCACCGGCACTCAGACCGAAATCCGCAGACTGCTCCTGCAATGCGGCATCATCGTCAAACCCGGCACCATGCGCAGTTGGGTCAGCAGGGGAGACCTGAAACCCGTCACGCCGGTCAAAGACACGCGCAAGCAACGCTACCGGCTGTCCGACGTGTACAAGCTCGCCGTCAGAAACCCCGAAAAGGAAACGAACATTTGGATGCTCCTACAGGAGGAACAGGCTTGAACATCGACCTC